CAAATCCTGCCTTAATGATGACATGACCTCCTTTGGCTCCTGCCGCCGCGCTGTCCATGTGTAACTCTGTGATCTGCCAGTCAGCCGGGATGTCAAGACTGCTGATACCGTTATCTGCATAATAATCTCTGTTAAAGTCCCCGAGAGTGACCTGATCCCCGCCGAGTGCTTTAATCCTTGTTGCCAATGCCCTTACTCTCTCCGCCTCGTTAAATCCGTTTGCACATGCTCCCGGATCTCCTGCTCCATGTCCTGCAATAATAAATAAATGTGCCATATTCTAAACTCCTTCCTGCCTTTTTTGGCAAAACAAAAAGAGGACGATTCTCCGCCCTCCAAAATTTATGTTGAAATATATTTTCAACTGCTCTATAATACAATTATAAAGAACAACCGCCCACAAGGGGTTGACCTCATAATGAATGATAAGATTACCACCCTAGATACTCGGTCAAAGTTCAGAGGGTGGTTTTCTTATGCTTTAAACTTCTAATGACAAATCAAGTAAATGAATGTCAGTAGTGATAAAATGAACATACCAAAGGCCATAAGGTCTTTGAAATCAAATCGATTTTTATTATCGTTCATCAGCACCACCCCCATTCTATGTAGAATAGAGGTCAGCCACCCTGTAACACGGTTGTTCTGTTTTTTATCATATCATGCTTTTCTGTGCGGTTCAATCTCTATTTTATTCATCTTTGCGAATTTGCTTAATTGTCTGATTGATGTATGTACTCAGACCAGCCACCAAAATACCCTGCACGATTGCCGTAAATACTGCCATTGCTATCTCTTGACTGGTGCTGATTGGACATGTGGCCAACACCCACACGGCACACAGCGCAATTCCCGCTGCACCTAAAATGAGTGGGATGTATTTATCTTTTACCGCCTGCGCACTTTTTAAACCCATACCAATAAAATACAGCACTGCTGCCACTACCAGTAACTCCGGTTTTACATAACTTGTAATTTGTTCCATCCTTTCTACCTCCTAACCTCTAATCGGCAACTCTTTCACTTCTTCGAGCAGCTGTGTAGCCACTCCATTTCCTCCAAGATCGTGATACGAGTCATACATTTCTATAAAATTTTCAAGCCCATGTTTTGTTACATAGCCTCTTGCAATCCACTTTTCATGATATTCAATCATTTGTACCCTAAGCAAAAGCATTGTTCCTTTGCTATTTGCATCACGATCCTTTTTTTGATTTTTAAGCAGCCAAATAACATATCCCAAAATCGCCGGGAGTACAATATTATATGTCTGCATGATTAAAGTCTCCATAAAAATTCTCCCAATTATATTATCGCATAAAAATAAGACCTCTCACGGTCCTGCTCTTATCTCCATATCAGTTTTTACTCCTGCAATGCTTTTTCTACTTTCGATCTCCACAGCTTTGGCACGTCTTCAATCTTCCATGTCTCATCTGTATTTGGGTTTACAACCTGATTTTTAATTTTATCTACGTAAAAAGCTACCATTAAAGTGTACCCCCTCCTGCCATTGCGCCGACGATCTCCGCAAGATCTGCAATCGCTCCGTCCTGGGTCTGCTGCCCTTTCTCCAGGTTTGTTACACTCTCTTTCAGGCTCTTCTCGCTCAAGACAACTGTGATAACATCTCTTCTGACTCCTTCTTCAGATAGATATTCCAGTTCCTGGTCTTTGGTAATCTTTAAGATCTTTAGGTCTACATATCCAACTAATACCTGTTCTGTCTCATCCTGTTCGTTTAGCACTTCAATCCGCTTGGTATTCTGTGGATTCATCAATAAGTCTTCTACTTCTTTTAAGGTTTTTCCCGCAGGAATAAAGCTTAATGTAAGCATTCCTTTTGTAAATGGATCTACACCATTTACAGTCAATTCAAATTTTTCTGTTCCAAATTTTACTTTTTCCATATTTTCCCCTTTCTTCCTATCTGCCATATACGATACATCCACAAACGTATTCCGTTTGAGTCGTGATTGTATCTTGTGAAGTTACCGAATATTGTTCTGTACCTGGATATAATCTCACCATTAACGACTTCGAACTCGTAGATGGAATTGAGTGCATAATATTGTATTTTGGTTTATACGCAGGTGGAATTTTGCCAAATGCGTATCCTATACTTTGTCCTGTAATTCCTCTTCCTTTTTCCAATGTTCCATCATATCTTATTTCTACCAATTTTGCATTGTATCGGTAATAAAAATTTATTCCAATAGCACTTCCCAAAGATGTCCATCCCGACCATTCCCCCTCGTTATTTAATTTAGTTATTTCTTGTTGCATCGTGTATACCAATGCGCTGGTCGGCACTTTGTTTGTGCTGTTGGTTTGTTGATTTGACAACATTGATTTTGTTATGGTGTTTTGTATTAAACTGGTAATTTTACCATCAAGTATCTTGCCTTGTGGTGCAGCAAGCGGATAAGCAGCATCTGTTTCTATAAGATTATTTACCGGATCTGCAAACGCATGTGCTTTTAAGTCTGCAAACCACTTCATGATCTTTCCGAGCGATATTTTTAATTTTTCTCCACTTGTTAAATTCGCTCTTGCGGATGCCTGAGTAAATGTCGGTGTAAGTTCTCCGATATCCGGCATCTGTGAATCCGGCATCTTTCCGGCACTGTCCAGAGTAGCCACACCACCCGCCGCACCCTTTTCTGATGACGGTATAAACCCATGTCCGGCAACAACATCCTCTGCATCCTGCGCTGCTTTATTTGCCCGGTCTGTTGCAGTGTTGCAGTTATTGATAGCTGCGGCAGTATCTGTCTGCCGTTTATTTTCGGCGTTGATGCGGTTCGTTTCTGCTGTTTCTCTTGCTTTCTCTGCGCTCGCTCTTCCAGTCTCTGCTTTTACCCTCGCTGTTTCCTGAGTGTCGCGGATGCTTTCTGCCTCGACTCTCGCTTTCTCTTGTGATTCCATCTCTTCTTGCTCATAATGAACCGCTTCCTCCAGTTTATTCAACTTTTCCGCCGTAATAACATCACCATTATTCCATATTGTTGGACTATACGCCATTTATTACCACCCCTTTCATCATGATATCCTGACCCACATATAACAAGTAATATACGGTTGCAAATTGCTATGTGCCCTACCTCCTCCAACTGGAGCAGAAACGAACCCATCACTTCCATCTTTAATAGGATTTTTTGTCTTAAGCATTCCGAATCCAGTGTCTGCATCTGTCTTAATACCATACCATTCTGGCTTTGGAACCTTGTGTGTGTGTGATGGCATTTGGTCAACAGTAAGCGTTACTGTTTTAGATCCACCAGTTTTTTTCACCGTATTAAATTCTGCCTGAGACGTATCCACACCTACCGGAACTCGACCTTTTCCCCATTCAGCCCATGATGTCCCCGGAAAAAGTTTAGAAGGATTTATCGAATTTACAGACATATAAATAGATCCAACCGGGTGCAATTCATTGTAAAACGACTTCGGAGGGTTAAATATCTCAGCATCCAAAGAAGCAGATTTCTTTTCACCGGTTTGCAAGTTTTCTGTAATAAAACCTACTCCATATCCGGGAAGAAACTGCGAAGATCGCTTTTCTTGCGGAGCACTCGGCCATTGATCTTTAATTGTAGAATAATAAATAGTGTCAACTGCATTTATCTCACCATTCTTTATAACAATTTCAGTTTGATGCTTTTCATATCCCTCAATATGATTCTCTGACACATATTCATTTTTACTTGTAAAATTGGCTCCGATAAAATCATATCCTTTGAAAGTATTTGCTTCTATATTAGATGCTGTAAATTTGAATAATACCCAAGAGGTGCCATTCCACCGATACACAGCGCCCTGCACCAAGCCTCCAGACGTTCCGGTGTTTTTCCAGAGCATTCCGACATGCGGATTTGTTGGCGGTGTTGCACTTTCCGTTACACCGGCAGGTTTTCCATCCTCACCATTTTCTCCGTGAATTCCAATAATAATCGGACTAGTATTTGTCGATGTTTTATCTGTATACACTGTTTTTTCATAACTCCATAAATATTTTTTCTGCGGAGTCATCTGCTGCATAGTAGTTGTCCAACCACTGGTACTTGTTGTAATTCCACTGTTTTTATTAGACACAAGATAATATTTTGTAATCTTACTGATACCTACCCCATTTTCTCCATCTATCCCATCTTTCCCTGGCTCTCCTTGTACACCCGGCTTTCCGTCTTCTCCATTCTTTGATACAGAATAAGAAGTTGTACTGCTTCCGTCCGTATAAGTAATAATCGTGCGAGTCCAAAGATATTTTCCAGTTCCCGCCAGAACCGGTTCCGGACTCCATACTCCAAAAGGAACCTCCGTCCCCGATTCCCCTGCTTGATAAGAAACATCCGAAAATTTTACACTTACAACTTGATTCTTTAAATCTTCCAATAACTCAGACACATCTTTTGTCGGGTTACTTACAAGCAATTTGTAATTCGCTAAAACTCCGGTATCTTCGCCTTTTACGGTATAATGATTCTTTACGGATTGGATTCGTGCGGAGATATAAGTAGGTTCTGTAAAACTGTGATCCGCAACTTGTATCGTATCCCCGATATCCGCCTGCAAATCATATAATTCCGCTTCATAAGCAACTTTCTTTTCATTTTTCAATTTCAATTCTGATAATCCGCGATTAAAAAGTTCCTGCGGATTGTCAGTATCATATTCAAAAGTGCCATTGATATAGCCTAAAAACTCTGTCTGACCTTCGTATTTATAGGCTCGGAATCGGGACCATTTATCCCGCGCCTCTCTGTCATAAATCTTCGGATGCCCTTTTGGACTGTAGTATCGGCCATCATCATAAACGATATCTGTAATTGTAAGTCTCTGATGCGTTTCTTCGTTTTCTTTTCCAAAACATCGCATGCAGGTACATAAATCTTCAATGGATTCGTTTCTACTGAGAGACACCAGATTCTGCTCATCTACAAACCTCTGATTTGTAAAATCTTGTCCGAGAGACTGATAAATATTTACAACTTGCCTTATTACCTTCGAACCTTCCATGACAATTTCAAAATCACATTCCGCCTCAAAGGTATTCATAATCATTCCAATTCTTGCAAGCTGGCTATCTGTCAGACTGGTATATTTTGTTGCACGCTTTCTGTCTGCAATCTCGTTGATTCCGATTGTCCATCCAGTATCTCCCAAGACCCTCTCTAATGTTGCAGCAACCGGTTCCGGATTTCCGGTTGTGTCCCATTCATCCGCATCTTCGTTAATCAGATCAAGTCCGATATCCTCGCAATGGACGGATAGTTCAGAACCTCCTTCCACCGTCATGATCGTGTACAACCGGTGCTTACCATATTTATCAACAAAAGCAATATAATTTCCGACCTTAATATGCTCAGAATCCTTATGATTAGCGATCGTATCAAAATCATAAGTGCCAGTCGCTACATTGTTAGCAATGCTGATCTCCTGCCCTCCAGAACTGTCATCGATCGGCAGGGTTCCTTCTGCGTCTGTCGATGGATTCGCCAGTACATTCATATCCCTGCCTATAATAAACCACTGCATATTATCCCCACCTTTCTCTATACGTTACCTCCACATCCGGCACTGATGAAAACTCTGAAACCGATATGCCAAACACATGATCGCCCGGAGGCAGTAACAATACTCTGCTTCCAATATCCACACGATCCCAGTTTTTGATGTCATTTATAAACAGCTCATTTGTTTCTCCAATCAGTTCCACCCTATCTCCGCTTTGTAAAAAATTGGGGATATCCTGATAGTATTTAACATTATGCTTTGTCACATTTAATGCGCGGATATTATTATTTGTGATTGCCCTTCTGCCTTGATATGCTGCACAGTACCAAGTTACCTTTTTTAGTTTTGCATTTGGCTTATTTGTAAAAAACGTCTTTTGTAGTCCATCCTTGCTGAATGCTATAGTAATTTTACTTCCAATTTTCTCTACCACCATAAACGGACCACCATCATTACGACCGGTAACATAAAAATCAGTTGTCTCCCTTGTGTCCCAAACTCGCTTATTATCAATATAGATCGCCATATCAGACCGCTCCGCAACCGGATTATTGTCCTCGAATACAACAGAGCAAATCACATTATCACTTTCATCTGCAAATGTCACCGAATTATGCCCTACCTCCACCGGCTTATTCGGCGATCCATCTGTATTTAAGTCAAACCTCCATTCTGCGCGCCAGTTAATTGGGAGACCTCCACTCGTAGAGGGAATCATTTTTGTGAGAGACGGACCGTGCCAGCTATTTCCAGATCCATAAGCAGTTGCTTTTACGAACCCCTCATTTTGCGATTGATTTTCTACTACATATCCAACGGTTCCTACTTGCAGTCTTTCATGAGTGACCGGAGGAGTTACGCCATTATTCAATATCCATCCTCTATCCTGCGTAAAATGATCGTCAAAAAGTTTTACAGATTTTTCCTTTGTTTCTCCGTCTACTTCTCCAGGATTCCCTACCTGATAAAACCGATCTTCCAGCACTAAACCCAGATATCCGTTCTCCGATTTCATTTTAGCCTTTACTGTGATTGGTACCGGCTTATTTCCTGCGTTACTCAAAGTAATCGTTCTTCCGCCATTGTTTTTTGCTGTTTTTATTTGATTAGAATACTTATAAGGATCTGCACAATAAAAAGAAAAACTGCTCTTAACACTAAGCAGACCTGGCTCCACAGAATCCACATCACTCTTCGTTCCAATAAAATATTTATCCGGTTCATCGTTAAAAATAAGTTTCGCCTGCTCCTGATTCAGGATCGTAGTGAGTCGATTAAACTTTTCCCGAAAAGAAGACGGTGAATCTGCTTGCAGTGAATAATGTACCGTAATAATACGGACTGGGTCTCGCTTATCCTGATATTTACTTCCACTTTGAAAACCAATCTGAAAATCACTCACTTCTGTTTCTAATAGTTCTCTTCCTTCCACTTGCAAAGTGCGGTATCCATTGATTTCGTCTTCAATATATTTTCCGTTAATACTCATAGCTTCAGAGGGGAGAAGCGTTCCCCTCTGGTACTCATTCACATCTATAAAGCTATACATTTCTGTATCCCTGCCTTCTCATTTTTCTCTTTTCCAGCTTCTCAAGTTCGTCCTGCGTATAAACTGCAGTTGCTTTAGCAATTTCCTTTCCGTCTAGTTCAGACGTAACTACAAAGGTATATGTGACATTCCCGCGGTAATTATATTCATCGGATAACTCCCTGCCACCGGATGAAGTATTTATATGCGTATTTCTGACTGGATCTACACTTGCAATCGCAGGCACATCTATACTACTATCCATCTCATAAGTAAGACCGTAAGTCGCTGCCATCGGTTCCATTACTGTCTCCATCGGAACAACACTTCTCGACTTTGGAATACTCGCCTTAGCTGCCGCCGCAGAACTTGCAGCTGCAGACATCTGTGCGGCGATTGATTGAATCCTGCCAAGACTTGCTGCCAATCCATTCGCAAAATTAATACCGATGCTTAAGCCACTGCTATACGCCCCGGGAGCCGCACTACTTAACGCAGACACGATTGATACTGACATCATATTAGCTGTTGCGATTGCTCCGCTTGCACCAGAAGATAACGCAGAATTGAATCTGCTCATCGTCTGATTTGCAATATTCGGAAGAGGCTGAAGCCCTTTTGTAACTCCATCTTTTACTCCGTCTCCCATCTTTTGCCCAGCGTTCCTTGCTCTTCCTGCACCATCGTTAAATGCGCTCACAAGGGAGTTTACTGCGCTCTTTGCCTTGTTTCCGAGCGCATCCAATCCATCATTTACAATGCTGACAGAATCTTTCATGCTCGTGATAGATTTCTGCGCTGACTTTGCGTTTTTGGAAATGGATTTCATGCTTGAATTTACGGATAAAAGAGCTGCCGCCATTGCCAATGTTCCTACACTTCCTGCGAGCATTGCTACTCCAAATGCAGTGATTCCGACTGTTGCCACTAATGATAAAGCCGCAAGCAAAGTAAAGGATGTCGTAAGCAATAACATTGATGCTCCAAGCGCAACCGATACCGCCATCAAAGCAGTAAATCCCGCCACACCAAGCATTGCACCAGCTGCTACAAGTGGTAGAGCCACTGCGACAACCATGATACTGGATGCAACAAGCGTAAGCCCGGCACCAAGCACTAATGTACCTGCCGCCAGCAA